CCCTAAACAAGGCCCCACGTCCTTCGCCTTTCTAGGAGAATGAGTGTATGCTAACAATTGTATTGATCGCCCTTAAGGCTATCGCTTACGTTGTTAGTATATCCGTTCAGCTTGTTGATCTTCTTTCGAAGATCCGCAAGCTGCATCCGCCCAGGAAGCGATTAAGTAGGAAAAGGAGACTCTAGTATGCGTACTCGATCTTCGACCTTTCAGTCGAAGAGGCACCGACACATGACCCAAATCCTTGTGAAGTATGGAGCAGATGGAAAACCGTTGTCGCCAAACCCTTGGCAGACAACGATAACCTCTGGCTTCACTCCTTCTACATGGTATGATGGGTCTCATGTGATCTCGGATGTGGTTGGCCGTAAGAATCGCGGTAGGTATGATGTGCATCCTTGCACACATACTAAGACCAAAGTTCTTTGGGATAAACCACTTTCCGGCGCTACTCAGGCAATGGAATTGTCTAATAGCGGGTATAGTAACGTATACACTATTCAGCAGCACGAACCGTATTCATATATCTCCGTCTATCATCCCACACAACTCCAGTCAAGTTCATTCTTCACTGGAACTAATGGGAATTATAGCTCGGGAGCATATCTGAAACCGGATTGGTTTGCTCTCCAAGATGCTTTTCTTGAAGCTTGTGATAGCTTCATGCCAATGAATGTACTTTTAGGTGAGACGCTAATCGATTACGAGGGCATTACTGACCTCGTAAAGATTGCGATCAACCCTACTCGTGCCTTAGGCAGCTTTATTAAGCTGGTTAAGTCCATTGGTCTTGAAAAACATAACTTGGGGCGCATCAAGCAGACGCTGAAGCACGCTTCTGGTGGCACCTTGCAATATAGCTTTGGTGTCCGTCCTGCCATTCAAGACTTGATTGGGATCTTCGACGCTCACCGGAAGGTGAGCTCTAGATTTTCCTATCTTGTCTCTCACGGCGGGCAGTTCGTGCCTGTTAGAGTCCGGCGGAGGTTTCCCTCCACTATCTCTAATTCAAGCTTTCCCATTCAACCCTACACTGGTACCGCATTTCTGATGAAGCAATGCGATGACAAGTATGTAGAGGCCACTGGTTCAGCTTGGGGTCGGGTTCGGGACGACCTGAACTATTCTTCGATTTGGAGAGCATATCTCAACTACTTTGGTTTAAACAAAGTTGTTGGACTTGCTTGGGAATTGATTCCCTTCTCCTTCGTCGTCGATTGGTTCACTAACACTCAAGAACGCATCAATACTTTGACGCGCCTTAGTGTCGGGAGTCCCTATACCGAATTCCGTGGTATGTGCTATTCTAAGATCGAGAGAACGATTGAAACCGTGTATTTAATACCCGGTGCCAATCCTGTACTCTCTGCTTATATTCGCACTCCCGCGGCGGCTAGTCCTCAATTTCAAATTGAGAAAACTAGCTACGAGAGATACTTGACCATTCCTACGACCTCTGGTGTTGTCGATATGTCGACACTAGGTCTCTTCCACTATATCCTCGGGGGTTCTCTGTTTATTCAGAGAGTCTTGAGGTAGCATATCTCGCCACAGGAAATTCCTTCTGTGGTTCAATAGGAGTTTCCCATGGCTAACACCGTTACTGTCTGCAAGGTTGACCTTGCTGACTTGACCTTCTCGGAGACCTCTCAGTCCGGTTCGAAGACCGTGTACACTAACCCGGCTTCTGCCCTTCAAACGGCAGAAACCGTGGAAATTGAACATCAGCTTCGTCCTGTCGGTGCCAAAGGCACCGATAGGCACATCGTGACATATCGCCTTGGCGATGTGGACGCGACGTCCGGCCAGTTCTCGCAGCTTTCTGTGAGCCTGGTTCTGAATGTGCCCCGAGCGGCTGGGATCACTGCGGCGAAAGTTAAAGACGCCGCAAAGATCATCCAGTGCTTCTGCAAACAATCTGAAATTGCGAACCTGCTATCGGCGGTGAACCCTTCGGGGGACATCTCGGTAGCTAGTTTCGTTCCGAACTAGTTCGGACTCAGATGATTGTAGAGCAGTCGCAACGTTGTAACGCTATGGGAAGCCTGGAGGAAACCCTCTTGGGAAACCATAAGTCGTTCCAGGTTCGATTTCTCGAACTCCGTCGTGCCATGTTGGACGACGGCATTGCTGCTGGAGTTCCTTTCCATACGAACGATCTCTCTTATCTCTCACATCGTGTTGAGAAAGAGGGGTTTAGCTTTATCCAGGTAACCCTACCCTTATTAGGTCGGGCCCTGGAGCAAGGTCTAATTAGCGGGAGCCTTTCAACTCCTACTAACTTCGCTCGCAGGAAAGAAACCGTTCTTCCTCGCCTCTGCTACTCTGTTTTCGCGAGTATCTTTGGTGATGATGGACTGCTCCTGAGCAAGCCTAATGTTTTATGCATTCGATATCTTCGCCAGTTTCTCCAGTTTGACGGGAAACTCCATTCGGAGCCGACCGCAGACCAGGAGAAGCAGGCTATACTCGGTTTTGAGACCAGGATGTCGGACTTGCGAAAAGTCCGCATCCCGATCGACAACCCTGTATTGAGATTGGCACAAGCCTTTCTCGGAAGAGTTCTCTCGAAGTGCGACCTCAGTGAAATTGAACCTGGACATGGTCCTGGCTCGGTTGCTGAGCATTACACCAGGGAAGAACGTTGGATTTTCTCTCAATGGCCTAGAAAGGCTATGAGGGTTTATCCATTCTATCGCTATGCATGTACGGGCAGCCTCGGAAGTCAATTTGCTACTTGGCCGTTTGAGATTGTCGCTAAAACGACGACCCGAATATGCCTTGTGCCTAAAGACTTCCGCGGCCCTCGATTGATCTCTGCTGAACCTACTGTTAATCAGTATCTTCAGCAAGGTCAAATGAAGAAGCTTATGCATTTCATCAAAAGAAGTCGCATTCTCTCCCGCTCTCTGAAATTAGAGGATCAAACCTTTAACCAAGATGGCGCGAGGCGTGCATTCTCCGAAGGTTTTGCTACATTGGATTTATCCGATGCATCAGATACCGTCGGTGTTCCCTTATTCTGGTACCTCTTTTCAAAGGTTCCTAAATTAAGGAGACAGTTGATGTCTACGAGATCCGATTTCGCTGCCTGGAAGGGTAGAGAAATTCGCATCTCAGCATTCGCTCCTATGGGATCAGCTGTTTGCTTTCCCATCGAAACACTTGTGTTTTGGTCGCTAGCGATAGCTTCCGTTGCACACGTGCGTCGTCAGAGGGACTTGCTCGTACTCTCGGAGCAAGTTCGCGTCTTTGGAGATGATATTATCATTCCCAACGGCGCTGAACTTCATACCTTATGTGAAACACTTCGTTCTGTCGGTTGTAAGCCTAACATGTCTAAAACATGTTTTCTCACTCCCTTCAGAGAGTCGTGTGGTACAGAATGGTATGGGGATCTCCCCGTCACAATTATTCGTAACAGGAGTTTCCCGTATGCCGAGAAAATCAAGCTCGTTCACTTCAACGTCCTCCTTGACCTTCAACGAAAATTCTTCGTTAGAGGTCTTCGTAGGACGGCTCAGGTATTCTTGGACTGGGCTAGAGAAATCTGGCCTGTCTTCGTTTACCAATATACTCAAGAAGATCCAATGGGATTTCGTGCTTTTGAATTCATCCGTGAGGATGACTTTCGAGAGTCACAGAACTCCTTGGACCCTGAACGAAGAAACTATGATTATTTCAATCGTAAGTTCCTTCAGCCAGGAGTTGATCGGTACGATTGTGCTTACGGAGAGGTTGATCACATTGATGATCGACTCCACGTTCGCTTCAATCGCTCTCTTCAACGTCTTGAGTACCGAGCTCCAATGGCTTTTACAAGCCGATTGGATTGGGCAGTCACCGGTTACCCACGCTTAACAGCGCGTGTAGCTGGAGACAATGTTGAACGGTTGGCAACCCGTGACATCCGTGTCAAAGTTGCCTGGCGTTACTTGCCGGCCTACCGGGGCGTAAGCTCCATTCGGCTGGCATAGAACCGGG